GTATGTTTTCACTCTTTCTGCTTGCGTATATGAAAACACACTATTGTCTTACCACTCAAAGCAGTACATAATGTTTCATTATCATAAACAATATCAACATCAAATGAATTTATTAATAGTTCATCAGTATTATTTAATGCTAAATATGTTTTTTCATGAGGTTCAAAATATAAACCACCAGTCTCATTACCACTATTATCAAAACGAGGTAAATGAGCTACAATTTTAGAATTAGTCCCTTGTCTTGCGTTAACACTATTTTGAGTAAAATTATTTAATCTGATAAATAATGAAATATTTGAAACAAGCTTCGGAACAGTAGAACTTTCATTAGTAGAAGCTATATTTGTAACAGTTGGTCTTGATACTGGATCACCAACAAAACCTAATGTATATTGAGTATTACATTCATTAGTTGATGTTCCATAAGCAACACTTCTTGCGGTAATAATTAGTGATTCATAACCATCCATACCACTAGAAGCATTCACACCTTTTGGAGCTAATAATCCATTTGCGGCAACACCATGATTAGTTGTTGTGCGACTGAAATTATTCCAATCTCTCATCTCTAATTTCTTACAAAAGATAGTTTGGTTATATTCTTGAGACCAACCCCACCAATCATAATTAAAATATTTTGTAATATCAAAAGTTGGATAATTTGTATAATGGTCAATACTTTCTAATTCTATTTCTTGAGCCACGTGAGGGTTTGCTCCACGCCTAGCAGCAGAGCATACTGGATACATAGCCCATTTAGCAGCATTCACGGGATTTAGACATTGATTTTTCACAGCACCCGCAGCCCTCAAAGTTGTATAATCACATAGTAAAACAGTTCCACCATCACCCGCAATAAGTTCTATCTTGATTTCTTCATTAGTTAAAGTAAATTTAACCTTTTTATAATCATCAGCATTAGTATCTATATCATAAACACCAGCAAAATTAGCATTATGACCTCCATAATATGTAACTTCATTCATATAAATTCCGTCTCCATTTCCAGCTGCTGTTCTTGCTCCCGATTGATAAACCCTTAATTCACTTCCAAATCTCATAACACATATATCAGCGTAAACATATTGACCTCTCGGATAAATAGGATTTTTCAGTAGTGCCGATACTGGTGTATCATCAAAATAATTAGGTAAAAAGTCAAAATCGCCGGCATCACCCGCAGCCCTTTCTCTACTAATTCTTGATAAGCCAACCATCCAATTAGGGTTATTACCAGTTTGAGCATCACTAAAATTAAATGTGCAAGTTCCCGCATTTTGAGAAATAGGATATTCTCTATTTTGGACATAAAAACCTCTTACATCACTACTTGTTACTTTACCCGCTGCTTGGGTAAAATTATATGATTCATTTTTAGATATATCAGTAAAAGTTATAGCAGCAGCATTTCTTGTAGTTTTAGCGATTTGCTGTGTAGTAACAAATTTAAAACCCTTAAATGAAGTAGTAGTAGAATCATAAAGTGGATCAACCGTAATACCAGTTGTATCACTACCAGTAATTAATGAAGGATGGAATGCTGCTTCATCTAATCCATTTTTGATTTCATTAGCCATATCATCAATATTTACTTCATTCTTTTTGTCTCCCGCTCTAAATGCTTCACCCGCACCAATAACAGCTCTAAAGGGTTGTGTGGTAGAATTATTAATATCATCATCATGTAAATCTTCTATAGGTGTACCAAAATAATGACAAAAACCACTATTAGTTCTATCAAGAATAAATAAACCATTTTTATTAATTTTAGCACTTTGTAAAGCAATCTCACTCATAGGAGGTATTCTCATCGTGTTCAGTAATCTATTTTGATAGGAGAAGGGTTTGAAAACGTTGGAGAACGATGGATCATCTTCAGTAGCAATATTTGATGTAACAACTAAACTCATTTTATAAATATTATATATATATTATTTTTGTAAAATAAATAAATCAAAAAAAATATTAAATTTATATATAATGCCTAAGAAATCAACAAAGGTGAAACCAATTACGGATCATAATAAAATTCAAATTGATATCAAAAAAACGCTCGATGATGACAAAAAAATAAGACCCGAGAAAGTGTTTGATGGTTATAAATCAACTAAAAAAACAAAAAAGAAAAAATCAAAGTATTAAATCGATTTTTAAATTTGGGTCAATATTAGACCTTGAGACAAATAAAGTATAAATGCTCTCTAATTGCTATATAGTTAAAATAGAGTTAGGGTCAATTTTAGACCCGTGGGTCAAAATGGGTCAAAAGTATTTAAAGTTAAAAATTATTATCTATACTATAGTATAAATAATGATTATTCCAAAGTCAATTAAGTTCCACGATAATTTATTAAGTGAAAGTGAAATCCGTGCGTATTACAGTCTTAAACGTCAAGATGATTACTATGATAAGAGACTAAGTAATATTCTAAATGATTATCTAAAAGACAAAGAATTTCCAAGTAATAATGCTAAGTTATGTTTCAAGAAACAACTAAAGAGAATGATAGTTGAAGATAAAACAAATACATCAAAGTTTGAAGCCTTTGATATGTGGCGTGTTAACCAAATCAATTTATATATTTCAAAACAAAAAACACAACTTCTACAAATGGAGGGTAAGCAACCTTATCGTAAGAAGCGTGTTGAAAAAAGCACCGATGAAAATGAAAGACTAAAACAAGAGATTGAAAACCTTAAGAAACAATTACAAGACAAAGATAATCAAATAGAATATCTAATGGAGGAGAATGCTAAATTAAAATACAATAATAATGAAGGGTCTAATATTGACCCACCTAATGAATATTTAATTAGTGATACAAGCGATGAAGAAGAAGTTGTTGAGAAACCAAAACCAAAACCAAAACAATTTGTAGTTCATTTTGATACAGAAGAAGTTGTTGAAGAAGTTGTTAAAGAAGTTGAATTCAAAACAGAAGAACAAGTAGAAAAATTTTATAGTAATTTAAGTAATGATGCAGAACGTGTAAATCATTATCTAAGTAAATTGAAAAATAAACAAAATCAACTTATTACAAAGTTTGAAAAGTTAGAATGTAAATCAAAGTATATTAATGAAATTGATAATGAGTTTTATGATTATGTTGAATTAGAATCACATATGCTTGAAACACTAGATGATGAAGGAGATGAAGATGAGCTATATGAGAATCCTAAAAAAGAATTAACTTATAAGTTACAAGAATTAGCAAACTGAAACTAATTCATTATAAGCATTATTGATTTTAATGAATTCATCATGACAACCAGTCGGTCTATCTGGATGATGAACCAAGCATAATTTTCTATACGCTTTTTTAATATCATCTTGAGTAACTGGTGGTTCTATTTGTAGAATTTCGTGTGAGCTTGATTTCTTCATTTTGTTAACTGGTGGTTCATTTATTGGATTAAAGTTTATATATTCATCTCTCATTTTTTCATAAGTTCTACGTTCATTTATTTTTCTATGTATGAAACAACTGCAAGAACCCATAAAGATTGGTAATCCAGTATATTGACATTTATCTTTTGTATTGTACAAATCATCATTTTCATCCACCATAATTATTATTCAATATATTAATTTATATTAGATAATAAATTCTTAAATTATAATCTAACATTATACCTTTAATTGACCCATATTGACCCATTAATCCATTATTATACCGTTTAATCTAAGATTATACCTATTTAAGTAGTAAAATGGACTTAAAAAGAGTATATATTTTAAAATATATACTCTTTTTAAGTCAAAATCGGTCTTTAAGTAGTATAATCTTAGATTAATTGGTATAATTTAAGATTATTTATATTTAAAGATATAATATCTAACTAAAAGTATAGAGAATATGACAATATATAACGGTTCAAATGGTTCGCTTAATTTATATTACAAGGGTTTGCTTATTAGTTCATTTCCTTTAAGTAATAAGAAAACATTTGAAGTATATCAATATCAAGGTGAATACTTAATATTGAAATCTATGAAAGATAAACTTAATATAAAACAAATTATATTTACATTTACACATTTCTGTAATATGATTCATAAAAGAAAATTAAATAAACAACCCATAAGAAGAAGCGATCATGAAATGTTTATCTCTTGTTTATTTGGTTTACTTAAATTAAAAATTATTGAGAATGATAGTGAAAACGGATATTTAATTATGCCTAAGAAGAAAACTTAACATTATATTTTTTAGTTATATGATTATCTATCTTTCTTGCATTACCACCAAGAATATAACTATACACGCGGGCGTAACTCCAACTCTGTGGAGTTTGATTTGGTCTTGATCCCGCCGTGAAATACGCTTTCTCCCCCTTTTTGAAAACTTCATCAATTGCTTTGAAGGGTATTCCAGTTACTTTAGCAATATTTCTTTTACTTCTCCCACCTTTCATTTTATCTAATTCTTTACCATACTTTTTATTAAATTTAACAGTCCAACTAGATTGTCTTTCTCTTGCTGATGTCTTTGGTCTAAATGTACCTTCAAAGATTGATTTAATTTGTTTTTGTCTATCATAACCTTTAAGATTACCTATATAATTTTTAGGCACCATTTTACTTTCACCCTTGTAAGTGATTTTAATTTTCTCCACCATTTATATCTTCTAATAGATTATTTAATGGTTTAATAAATTTTTGTTTTATATCAACACATAAATCAATTTCTTGCCGGCCTCTATCAGTTCTACCACGCTTTCTAATTTCAAATTCACTTGACCGGTGTTCCCATCCTACGCAACAATCTAAACATTTCCACAAATAAAAGATTCTTAAATGAGGAGATTTCTTGAGTATTTCATCTCCCTTTTCTAATTTATTAACACCAAAGAATAATGATTCATATTTATTATGTGGTATTCTCCTTGTTTTCATTTCAATAAAATAATTATCATTATATTTATCAAACTCATAAAATTCACCCATTTCCGGATTTAACTTGGATTTCATTAATTTACCAAATATAGCTTCTAAACTTTGATGTATATCTTCCTCACTTTTAAAACCAAATTCTAAATCATGCTTTTGAATACTATTCATTTATAGTATAACAATAGATTATTATTTTGATTAAAACGAATGGGTCAATTTTAGACCCATAGACAATATAAGTCTCTATAGAATTATTTGTCTATTGACCCATTTTAGGTCAAGGGTCTAAATTTGACCCATCTAATCAAAAGTTATTAATATTGGATTATCTACTGTTGCTTTTCTAATATGTAACTTATACATTATTTCTTGTTTAATAAATTTATGATTTTGTAATTCTTCTTCTACTTCTGTTGATATAATTGGATTAACATGATTTTTACAATATAAACAATTGTTATACATACGACACGCACGACGAACACTAGGCAAATCACCCCACATATAAATACTCATAATATCATTATATGGATCTTCACTATTTGTATATGTTGCACCATCAAAAATATAATCATTCTTAGCCCATTTTATTATCCTTTTTGCCTTAAACATTATCTCACTTTTTTGCTGTGTATTTGGTCTTTGTTTTGGTGATGTGTTCTTTAAATAGTCTTTTAATTCAGTTTCATTCTTTATCTTATCATTATATTGAAATTTTTTTATATATAATTCAATATCTTTCACTATATTACCTTTGCTTAATTTATCATCTATGATTACACCATGCTTCTTGAACAAGTTAACAATATCCTTTTTTGAATGTGATTTATCAACTAACATTTTATAATTTAATAAATATATTTTTTTTATCTAATATACTTATAAATGGTTAAAGTCCCCGAAGGTGAAATGAAAATGCCCGAGTTAAAAAGATTAATTAAGAAGTATGACGAAACTATGGGTATTGACCCAAAAGGTAAGAGTAGAGATGAATTAATTGCGGAAATAAAGAAAGCGGGTTATAAAGTAGATCACAAGAATAAAAAACTTGTGGCTACATTTAAACAAAAAACAAAGAAAATGCCTAAAAAGGTTGATATGCCCGAAGCACCACCCAAGAAAGCCAAGAAAACTAAAGACCAAAAAGATAAAGATATGAGAGAAAAAGTCATTAAATTTATCATGGATAATCGTGATATTTTAGATGATGAAAGATTAAAATAATATTTGATAGAAAAAAAGATATTAAAGATATTTTACGATATAAAAATAAGTAATAAAAATGAAATATAATAAATATACTCACTCTTCAATCTATAAAATTGTAGATAATACAAATGGAAATATTTATGTTGGAAGCACGATTCAACAACCTTTAGTAAGGCGACTTGATAATCATAGAGCTCATTATAAAAAATATCTTGAAGGTAAAGAGAGAAAATGTATGAGTTATGATATTTTAGATAATGGAGATTACAATATTTATCTTATTGAAGATTATCCTTGTGAAAATAGAGACCAACTAAGAATGAGAGAACAATATTGGATTGAAAGAACAACTTGTATAAATAAACATGTTGCTTATAGAAGTGAAGAATATAAAAAAGAATATCAAAAAAATAATCGTGCTAAAAATTTAGAATATAGATTAAAAAAAGACAGAGATAGATATAATGATCCTATAAAAAAAGAAATAATCAAAGAACAAGCAAAACAAAATCATTATAAAAACAGAGAGAAAAATGTAAAAAGAATGAATGAATTGAGAAGATATAAACATAGCTGGGGTGGGAGTATAAATTCATTAGAATGTAACTTATTAAGAATAGATATTGATTTATTCGTTTGATTCTTCTTGTGGTTTCTTAACATAAACCGCCATACCAGTTGTAGCAACATCATGACCGAGTATTTTAGAATCCTTCTTCATTTCATCCTTCATATTACCATACTTACTTGAGAGATATGACTTTCTTAAAAGGGTTGTACTAATTGATTTATTCATATACTTCTTTGAATACTTAATTAAAACCTTACTTAGTTCGGTTCTAGTTAATGGTTTACCGGTTGAAGTCTTGAATAAAACTCCCATACCATTCATCTTAAGATAATACCTTAATATCTTTCTTAAATTTGGGTCTTCAATACCCAATTTCAACTCACCATAGCGTTTTGAAGTCTTAAATTTATTTAATACGAAGTAGAGTTGTCCCTTGGATGGTACAACTAAATAATTGTTTTCTTTCTTTTCATCTTCACTTAACTTCTTGTATGCTGCTTGATTAATTGCTGTCATACCCGCAACATCATTTCTCATAGGCATACGAGAATAAATATTAAATAATGTATATGCTTGTAATAATTGCATTTCTTTTTTTGTAATTTCATCTTTACTTTTCTTTTTGATTGGTTTTAAATCCTCAGCCATATCATTTATCATCTTAAATATCTCTTCAGTTGTTGTGAAGTTCTTACTTTGCTTATCACTAATTACTCCACTCTTTTGTTCATTAGAATATTTATCATTTAATTCATCACGAAGCTCACCATAAGTTGTTAATAATTCATCATACTTTTCATCACTATTGAGAGCCATTAATAAAACTACAATCGCATTTAATATATTACGTTGACTTAAATAATGTAAATCTTTAATCTTATCCATGACATCATCGGGATTACTCAAAAAATCATAATTATCACTATCATATAATTTTTGAAGTTTTTTCAAATTAACTTCATATTGTTTTACTGTATTTGCCTTCACATTAGGTCTTGCCTTTTGGATATCTTCACTCACATTAGTTGAATCTATTTTCATATTTATACTATAAAAATAGATTATTTTTTTAAATTAAAAAACGAGAAAAAATTAGATTAATTATCTTTGAATTGTAACAATAAATCTTTATTTGATGAAACTAATTTCTCAGCCCACACTTTTAAATCTTCATATTTTTGTTTTTCTTCTTCATATAATTTCTTGTATTTATCGCTACACTTCGAAGCAAAATACTCTCTAATGATCGCCAAGTAATATAACATTT